ATATGAAAAGTATAAAGATAGAGTGGATGTTAACACAATTGTTCCTATCGTTAAACATTATGAATATTGTCAAGCGTTATTCGAGGAATTAGAACACTTAATAGAAAAACCTATTAATGAATTTTACAACCATAAAGCTAGTTGGGTATTCTATGGCATTGAATTATCGGGGCTTCACGTTGATATAGACGTTTATAACCAATATTTCAATGAAACCACAGAACCATATGTCTTTACAAAATATAATTTTAAAACACTTACAACAAGACCGTCTAACACATTTAATGGGGTAAATTATGCAGCACTCAATAAAGAAAATGGATGTAGGAAAGCGTTTAAAGCTAGGAATACTTTATTTTATGAGTACGACATTAGCGCTTATCATCCTACTCTTTTGGCTAATGCAATTGGTTATGATTGCGGTGGTATGGATATTTACTCAAATCTTTCAGAAGTTTTTAATGTGGATAGACAAAAAGCCAAACTCCTAACTTTACAACAATTATACGGTGGAATTTTACCTGAATACAAGCATATAGAGTTTTTTAAAAAGGTAAAAATATACGTTGATAAGTTGTGGGAAAACTTTCAAAATAAAGGTTACATTGAATGTCCAATATCAAATCACAAGTTTTATAGAGACGAGTTGGATAATATGAATCCCCAAAAACTATTAAACTATGTGATACAAAATCTAGAGACAAGTAATAATGTTAATCTTATGTGGGAATTTTTCCGAATTTTAAAGGGTAAAAACACAAAATTAGTATTATACACTTACGATTCTTTTTTATTCGATGTTGATGAAAATGAAATTAATATACTTGATTCAATAAAGAATATTTTTACTAAACAAAATTTAAGTTATACAATTAAAAATGGAATTGACTACAACTTTTAAGGTGCCTTACGATATTTATGGTAAAGACAACCTTAATACCATAGATTTGAACAATAAGTTATTTTGTACCTTTACTAGGGAAGAAGATATTGATAATATAATTGAAGAACTATCTTACAAATACACTATTCTTTATAATAAAATTTTTGTTTTAGAAGTTAAGGATAACAATGAATTTGTAGTTACTTATAATATTGACCTAGCTAATCTTTCAGATATTCCTGAAAATACTATCCTAGTACATAGAAAAAAAGAGACAAACACTCTTTACACTATAAATGCTCTTAATGAGTTGATTAAAAGTTTGAATGGAGGAGTAGTTGACACTCGTTTTAAGATAGAGTGGAAACATTATAAAAACACCGTACTTTTAACCCAACAAAATGAGTTGAAACAATTAAAGACAAAGATTTTCAAAATCGTTGAACTTTAACTTGATTTCATAAAATCGGTTTTGTATATTGTGTTGTAAATTAATAAGTTATATATATGGATTTAAACTTCATTAAACAGAAGATGGCTGCAATGCAGCAAAAACAAGAAAACAAAGGTGGAAACCGAGACCTATTCTGGAAACCCCCAGTAGGTAAAACACAAATTCGAATTGTACCTTCAGCGTACGACAAGAAAAATCCTTTTAAGGAATTAATGTTTTATTATGGCATTGATCGATCTGTTATGATCTCACCCCTTAATTTTGGAGATAAGGATCCAATTGCTGAAACCGCAAAACAATTACGTCAAACAAATGATAAGGAAAACTGGCGTTTAGCTAAAAAGTTAGATCCAAAAATGCGTGTATTCGCTCCTGTTGTAGTTCGTGGTGAAGAAGATAAGGGTGTTCGTTTGTGGCAGTTTGGTAAAGAAATGTACCTTGAATTATTATCAATTGCTGACGATGATGATTATGGAGATTATACCGATATTAGCCAAGGTTATGACTTTACTGTAGAAACTGTAGGTCCTGAGGTTACAGGTACAAACTATAACAAATCTTCAATTCGTCCAAAACCAAAACAAAGCCCACTTTCAGAAGATGGTACTTTAGTTGATCAATGGTTATCAAATCAACCTGATCCTTCTGGTGTATTTAAGAGATGGTCTTATGAAGAGATGAAGCAATCACTTCAAAAGTATTTAATCCCTGAAGAAGCTGAAGAAGGTGATATTATTGATGACGAAAAAGAAGAAGCCCCACAAACCAATTATTCTTTGAGCACCTCAGCTAAAGCGGTTAAGCAAAGTAAAGCTGATAAGTTCGACGAAATGTTTGACGACGATCTTCCATTTTAATTTATAGGAAATGGCAAGAGGAAGAAAAGCGACAACGTCGTTATCGGCTGCGGTCTCCGCTGAAATTAAATCCAATTTTGATTTAGATAAATTTAAATCTAAAAAAGGTTTATTGGGTAACGTTAAGTTTAAACCCCAATCTTGGATCCCTCTATCACCTGCCTTTCAAGAAGTAACAAGTGTGCCCGGTATTCCTACCGGACACATTGTTCTTCTTAGGGGCCACAGTGATACAGGTAAAACTACTGCTCTTATTGAAGCTGCAGTCAGTGCACAAAACTCAGGTATTCTCCCAGTATTCATTATTACTGAGATGAAGTGGAATTGGGAACATTCCACACAAATGGGTTTAAAAGTTAATGAAGTTGTAGATGAAGAAACTGGAGAAATCCTAGATTATAACGGATTCTTTATTTATGCTGACCGTGAAACTATTCATACTATAGAAGACGTAGCAGCATTTATTTTGGACTTGTTAGACGAACAGAAAAAAGGTAATTTACCTTACGATCTTTTATTTCTTTGGGACTCAATTGGATCAGTACCTTGTGAAATGTCTGTTAAATCAAACAAGAACAATAACGAGTGGAACGCTGGCGCTATGTCAACTCAGTTTGGTAATAGTGTGAATCAAATGATTACATTGTCTCGTAAAGAATCTTCACCATATATTAATACTTTAGTATGTGTAAATAAGGTTTGGACAGCTAAGCCCGAATCACCAATGGGTCAACCCAAGTTGATGAACAAAGGTGGTTTTGCTATGTGGTTTGACGCTACGTTTGTAGTTACTTTTGGTAACATTGCAAACGCTGGTACAAACAAGATTAAAGCAATCAAGGATGGTAAGCAAGTAGAATTTGCTAAGCGAACCAACCTTCAGATTGATAAAAACCACATCAATGGTATTACTACAAAAGGTAAAATCATTATGACTCCACACGGATTTATTGATGATACAGATAAAGCTCTTAAGGAATACAAAGACGATCACGCGAAAGAGTGGAGTGCTATTTTAGGAGGAGGTAACTTCGATATTATTGAAGAAGTTGATTCTTTTGAACCAGCACAAGAATACGCTCAAGAACCAGAATAGAATGGATAAAAAAGATTTGTTAAAACTTCTCAACAATTTAAGTGAGGAGAATGAGAGTGAATCCCTTAATAAACACGACAGAGTTCTAATATTAGATGGATTAAATCTATTTTTTAGGAATTTTGCTATGTTAAACTTTGTAAATGAAGAAGGTTTACACGTAGGAGGTTTAGGAGGTTTTTTACGATCATTAGGTACTTTAATAAATCAAATCCACCCAACATCTATTTATGTTGTTTTTGATGGTGAAGGATCATCTACAAACAGAAAAAATCTAGTTTCTGAGTATAAATCAAACCGCAACATAAGGAGAATAACTAATTGGCAAGTATTTAATAGTTTAGAAGAAGAAAATGAAGCTAAGATTAATCAAATTGTTCGTTTAATTCATTACTTAAAATGTTTACCACTGAAGGTTGTTTCATTAGAAAAAACCGAAGCAGATGATATCATAGCTCATTTATCTAAAAAACTAGAAGAAAAACATAAAAGTAAAGTTTTTATTGTTTCTAGTGATAAAGATTTTATCCAATTAATTTCTCCGAATGTTGTAGTATATAGACCTATTGAAAAAGATTATTATACTGAAGACACCGTTAAACAAAAATTTGGAATCTCAGCAAAGAATTTTATATTATATAAAGTACTTTTAGGTGATAATTCAGATATGATTAAAGGAGTTAAAGGATTAGGTGAAAAAGGTATCTTAAAAAAATTCCCAGAATTAGCTGAAAGAGATTTGAGTTTAGAAGATATTTTTGACATTAGTCAAGCAAAACATAAAGAACACGTAGTGTACTCAAGAGTTATTTTTGAGTATGAAAATCTAGAAAAAAATCATTCAATTATGGATTTGAGTGAACCGTGGCTTACTGATGAACAAAAAGAATATTTAAACGATTTTATAGACGAAAAAACCCCAAAATTGAATGAAAAAACATTTTTAAAATTCTACCAGGAAGATGGTTTAAGGCATTTAATAAAGAATGTAGAATATTGGTTGACAAGTAATTTCAAAGATATAGTAAAATGACTCTGAATAGTTTAAATTCATATGGTCCTGGTTTTCAAATAAAGGTTTTAGCATCATTATTAAACCACAAAGAATTTCTTATTAATATTCACGATATTTTAAGTGAGGATTATTTCGATAATCAAGCACATAAATGGGCTATTAAAGAAATTTTAAAATACTACGAAAAGTACCATACAACCCCAACAATGGAGGTACTTAAAGTGGAATTAAAAAAAGTTCAAAATGAAGTTTTACAAATTTCAATTAAAGAACAGTTAAAAGAAGCATATAAGTCATCTAATGATGATTTAGAATATATTGAAGAAGAATTTTCTAATTTTTGTAAGAATCAACAATTAAAAAAAGCACTTTTAAGTAGTGTAGATTTATTAAATGTTGGTGATTATGAATCTATTAAATTCTTGATTGAATCAGCTATGAAAGCTGGCCAAGATAAAAATGTAGGTCACGAGTATTCTAAAGACATTGAATCTAGATACAGACACGAACATAGAGTGGCTGTCCCCACTCCTTGGGATGAATTTAATAATTTGTTACAAGATGGTCTTGGTGGAGGAGATTTTGGTCTTATGTTCGGTAGCCCAGGTGGTGGAAAATCTTGGGCTTTAGTCGCTTTAGGAGGACACGCTTGTAAACTTGGTTTTAATGTAATTCACTATACACTTGAATTAGGAGAAGATTATGTAGGCCGTAGATATGATGCTTATTTTACCCATATTCCCGTCAATAAAATCTTAAACCATAAAAAAGAAGTAGAAGAAACTGTAAATAAAATACCAGGTCAACTAATAATAAAAGAATTTCCAACAGGTAAAGCAACTATATCAACAATTGAATCACACATTAAAAAATGTATTGATTTAGATTTTAAACCCGATTTAATTTTAATTGATTATGTTGATTTACTTCGCTCAAAAAGGCTGTCTCGTGAGCGTAAGGAAGAGATAGATGATATTTATGTTGGAACTAAAGGATTAGCAAGAGAGCTTAATCTACCTATTTGGAGTGTGTCACAGGTTAATAGAGCCGGTTCTAAAGATGACATAATCGAAGGAGATAAAGCTGCTGGTAGCTATGATAAAATGATGATAACAGACTTTGCAGCGTCATTATCGAGGAAAAAAGAAGATAAAGTAAATGGAACAGGAAGATTTCACATTATGAAAAATAGATATGGTATGGATGGCCTCACCTTTGGGGCAAAAATAGATACTTCCATTGGTCATTTTGAAATCTCCTCAGATATTGAAATAGAAACTGCAGAAAGTCCTAAACAAAACCCAGGTTTCGATAATTTTACCAACGACGAAAAGCAAAAAATTAATAACTTTTTGCTGAATATTTAAACTTATTAAAAAATTATACAATGGCAAAGAAGAAATCTCTATTGCAGGAACGGGTCATCTATAAACCTTTCGAATATCAAGAAGCATATGATTATTGGTTAAAACAACAACAAGCACACTGGCTACATACTGAAATTCCAATGATGAGTGATTTGAATGATTGGAAACAAAATTTAAATGAAACTGAAAGGAATATTATTGGGTCGATCCTCAAAGGATTTGCCCAAACAGAAACTATTGTAAATGATTATTGGTCAGGTTTAGTAACAAAATGGTTCCGCAAACCAGAGGTTATTATGATGGCTACAACGTTCGGTGCCTTTGAAACCATTCACGCCGAAGCTTATTCTTTATTAAATGAAACTTTAGGTTTAGATGATTTTAGTGAGTTTCTTGAAGACGAAACTACAATGGCTAAAATTGAAAACTTAATGATTGTTAGAGATAGTTTTAATGATGAAAAAGATCTTCACGAAATTGCAAAATCATTAGCTATCTTTTCAGCATTTACTGAAGGTGTAAATTTGTTTAGCTCATTTGCTGTTTTATTATCATTTAAAATGCGTAATAAACTTAAAGGTGTAGGTCAAATTGTTGAATGGTCTATTAGAGATGAATCACTCCATTCTGAAGCAGGATGTTGGTTATTTAGAACACTTATCAAGGAAAATCCTAAACTCAAAACACCAGAGCTTGAAGCAGCGATAAATGAAGCCGCGTTGTTATCTCTTAAACTTGAATTAGATTTTATTGAAAAAGTATATTCGTTAGGAGATTTAGAACAATGTAACAAATACGATTTACAAAACTTTATTAAAAATAGAGTTAATACTAAATTAGGAGACCTAGGATACAAACCAATTATCTCAGATATTGATATGAACGCTGTAGGAAGAATGAAATGGTTTGATCACTTATCTGCAGGTAAACAACACACCGATTTCTTTGCTAATCGTGTTACAAATTATTCAAAAGGACATATGGAGTGGGATGCTGCTTCAATATTTTAATAAATAAATTTACGTAAATGGACAGTAATCTAGTTATTGATTATACTTCTTGGGAACGAGGTAAAGATTATCCTGAGTATATGGATGAAGTAGCACTTAGTACTATTTCAAAAGGTTATCTACTCCCAGGAGAAACTCCTAGAAAAGCTTATAGAAGAGTAGCACACGCTGTAGCGATGCGTTTAAATCGCCCTGACTTAGAAAATAAATTTTTTAAATACATTTGGAATGGTTGGATCGGACTCGCTTCTCCTGTGCTTTCAAATACTGGTACTGATAGGGGCCTCCCTATATCTTGTTTCGGCATTGATACTCCTGATAGTATCAGAGGAATTGGACTTACTAACGCAGAGCTTATGCGTCTTACTTCTTACGGAGGAGGAGTTGGAATTTCACTTAGCAGAATTCGACCAAGAGGTACTGAAATTAGAGGAAATGGAAAATCAGAAGGTGTAGTA